TTCGCCGTGGAGAAGTCCGGGTGAAGGGGTCGGCTTTGCCACTTCGCCGTGGAGAAGTCTGGGTGAAGGGGTCGGCTTTGCCACTTCGCCGTGAAGAAGTCCGGGTGGCGTGGTCGGCTTTTGCGCTTCGCCGTGGCGAAGTCGGGGTCCGGGAGGGGGCGGTCCGATCTCCGTGCAGGTCCCGGAGGGGACCGTCGCGCCCTCTCATAAACAAAAACGCGAAATCAAACGGGGGTATTAACCCCAGATATCGCCAGCCATTCCCGTGCGGAAAATCGCCCAAAATCACTGCTGCTGCGGTGGTTTTCGGCGATTTTCTGTCGTATGCGCCTTTTGCCTGACGATGGGCACCGTGTTTGAAAAGAATCAAACGAAATCAAACAGGTTTGAAAAAATCAAGTGGAACAGGAGGTATGCCTTATGGCCAAGGATGGAACGAATCGCGGCGGTGCGCGTCCCGGCGCGGGGCGCAAAAAGAAGCCGCTTTATGACAAGCTTACGGAAGGGAATCCGGGCAAGCGTGAACTGCGGATACTGGACTTTACCGATGTGCCGGATGTGGAAGGCGTGGAGATGCCCAAACCGCATGAAATGCTGTCTGCCCGGCAAAGAGACGGAAAGCCGCTGCAGGCAGAAGATATCTACCGCACTACATGGAAGTGGCTGGAAGAACGCAAGTGCGAAAAGCTGATCTCCCCGCAGGTGTTGGAGCGATACGCTATGTGCGCGGCCAGATGGATTCAGTGTGAAGAGTCCCTGACTACCTACGGCCTGCTGGGCAAGCATCCTACGACGGGTCAGCCGGTCATGTCTCCCTTTGTGAGTATGAGCAGCGGTTACATGAATCAGACCAATCGCCTGTGGAACGAGATTTTCCAGATCGTCAAGGAAAACTGCGCAAGCCAATACGACGGGGACAGCCCGCAGGAAGATGTAATGGAGCGACTGCTCCGTGCCCGTATGGGAAAATAATGGAGGCAACATGAGTACCGAAAACAGAAAAACCACCAGCGAAATGCAGCTGGTGGCCATTGCACAACTTGTGCCGTATGTGAATAACGCCCGAACACACTCGCCGGAGCAGATCAATAAGCTGCGCTCCAGTCTGCGTGAGTTCGGGTTTATCAATCCTGTCATCATTGACAGAAACTATGGTGTGATCGCCGGCCACGGACGCATTATGGCGGCGAAGGAGGAAGGCATCACAGAAGTTCCCTGCGTCTTTGTGGATCATCTGACGGAAGCACAGAAAAAGGCATATATCCTTGCGGACAACCGCATGGCGCTGGATGCCGGCTGGGACGAAGAACTGCTGCGCGTGGAATTGGAGGCGCTGGAAGCCTACGATTTTGATATGTCGCTCACCGGCTTTGATGAAAAAGAACTGGCAGATCTGTTTGGACTGGAAGAAGCGGCGCAGGAAGATGACTTTGATGTGGAAGAAGAATTGGACAAGCCGTGCTTCTCCAAGCCCGGCGACGTCTGGCAGCTGGGCCGGCATCGGGTGATCTGTGGTGATTCCACGCTGCCTGAGACCTACGCATCTCTGCTTGGAGATACCAAAGTCAATCTCGTCTGCACAGATCCCCCTTATATGGTGAAGCTTGAAAGCAGCTCCGGAAACATCAAAAATGATGATCTGAACGATAAAGACGCCTATGAGTTCCTGCTCAGGGCGTTTTCATGTATGAAGGACGCCATGGCAAAGGATGCGTCCATCTATGTCTTCTATGCGACTGCCAAGGCACGTATCTTCCACGACGCATACGAGGACGCCGGCTTTAAGGTCGGCGCCGGTCTTGTGTGGAAAAAGGATCGTTTGGTGCTGACGCGCACGGACTGGAAGTACAACCATGAGCCTATCATCTGGGGCTGGCGCAAGGATGGCAAGCACATCTGGTACGGCGATCAGAAGCAGAAAACGGTGTTTGAGTTTGACCGCATCAAAAACTCCAAAGAGGATGGCCATGGGCATCCGTCCAGTAAGCCGGTTCCGCTGATCGCCTATCTCATTACCCAATGTACCCAGAGCAACGGACTGGTGCTGGACGGCTTCCTGGGATCCGCGTCTACGCTGGTGGCATGCGAACAGTTGAACAGAATTTGCTACGGCATTGAGATGGAGCCCAAGTTTGTGGATGTGGCGGTCAGACGCTATCTGCAACTGAAGGACGGCGACAGCAGCGGTGTGTATGTTCTTCGTAACGGTGAACGTGTGGAGTACGCTGAAGTAGTCGCACAGACCGGCGCTGAATGAAGATGATTTTGGCGAAGGGAGGTGAAGGACATGGCAAAAGCACAGAAATATACGCCCACGAAATTCATGCTGCCGGATTCTGTCTATGACAGGGATAAGGCTGACATGGCGGTAAGCTTTATTGAATGCCTGTGCCATACAAAGGGCACATGGGCCGGTAAGCATTTCAAGCTGCTGGACTGGCAGGAACAGATCATCCGTGATGTGTTCGGAATCGTAAAACCCAACGGCTACCGGCAGTTCAATACGGCGTACATAGAAATTCCCAAAAAGAACGGGAAAAGTGAACTGGCCGCCGCCGTTGCCCTTCTCCTCACCTGCGGGGATGGCGAGCAGCGCGCCGAGGTGTATGGCTGTGCCAGCGACCGACAGCAGGCGTCCATTGTATTTGAAGTGGCAGCGGACATGGTCAGGATGTGTCCGGCGCTGAACAAACGGGTGAAGATTCTTGCTGCGACCAAACGCATTGTATATCTGCCCACCAACAGCTTCTATCAGGTATTGTCAGCAGAGGCATACAGCAAGCACGGTTTCAATGTCCATGGTGTTGTGTATGACGAGCTTCATGCCGCACCTGACCGGAAGCTGTTTGATGTTATGACGGTGGGTTCCGGTGACGCCCGTACCCAGCCGCTGTACTTTCTGATTACTACGGCAGGAACGGATACCAACTCCATCTGCTATGAGATGCATCAGAAGGCGGATGATATCATCCACGGCCGCAAGGCGGATCCAACACTGTATCCTGTGATCTACGGTGCAAAAGAGGATGAGGACTGGACAAGCCCGGAAGTCTGGCGGAAGGCGAATCCTTCTCTGGGTGAGACGATCGCCCTTGAAAAAGTGGAAGCCGCCTGTCAGTCCGCACGGCAGAATCCTGCTGAAGAGAATAGTTTTCGCCAGCTTCGACTGAACCAATGGGTAAAACAGTCTGTGCGCTGGATGCCCATGGAGAAATGGGACGCCTGCAAAACCTGGTTTGCACCGGAAATGTTGGAAGGCCGCGCCTGTTATGCCGGGCTTGACCTTGCTAGTACCTCAGACCTTACGGCGCTGGTACTGGTCTTTCCTCCTTCGCATGACGGCGAACCGTATTATGTACTGCCGTTCTTCTGGCTTCCCGAGGAAACAGTACAGCTTCGAGTCAGGCGGGATCATGTGATGTATGACGTATGGGAGCGCGAAGGGCATATTCTGACGACCGAGGGCAACGTGGTTCACTACGGTTTCATCCAGCAGTTCATCAACCATCTCAATAAGCTTTATAATATTCGTGAAATTGCTTTTGACCGGTGGAATGCCGGCATGATCGTGCAGGCGCTGGAGGATGATGGTTTTACCATGGTGCCCTTTGGTCAGGGCTTTGCCAGTATGTCAGCTCCCACCAAGGAACTCATGCGGCTTGTGCTGGAGAAAAGCATCGCCCATACCGGCCATCCTGTCCTGCGCTGGAATATGGACAACATTTTCGTGCGCACAGATCCAGCCGGCAATGTGAAAATTGACAAGCAGAAGTCCACGGAAAAGGTGGACGGCGCGGTTGCGCTGGTCATGGCATTGGACAGAGCAATGCGCAATAACGACGGCGGCTCTGTGTATGATCACAGAGGCCTTTTGATTCTCTGAGGTGACTGCCATGCCAAGAAAACCGAAAAAACCGTGCAGGCATCCCGGCTGCCCCAATCTGTCGGACGGGATTTATTGCGAAGAACATCGCGGGCTATATCTCCGGGAAAGCGCCGCCGAGCGCGGTTACGATAAGAAATGGGAAAAGGCTCGAAAGTTCTTTCTCAAAAAACATCCGCTATGCTCATCGTGTATGAAGGAAGGCAAGCTGAGACCTGCGACCGTTGTCGATCATATCATTCCCCACAGGGGCGATAAGCGTCTTTTCTGGGATGAGGGAAACTGGCAGCCGCTCTGCAAGACGCACCATGATAAAAAGACCGGATCGGGACTGTAAAAAAGTTCCAGTTGCAATGAAGACCCGGCTGTGGTATAATTATCCCACAAGGAGGCGATAGCATGGGACATTGTATTCCGATTCGGGATTTGAAGGACACTACGACCATCTCCGAAATGTGCAGAACCGCGACAGAGCCGATTACGATCACGAAAAACGGCTATAGAGATATGGTGATCATGAGCGCAGAGATGTACGACAAGATCAGGCTCTATACTGTCTATGAAAAACTGATGGAAGCAGAAGCCGATATTGAGGCAGGTCGTGTTAAAGATGCACGTTCTTCTCTCAGTGGACTGAGGGCGAAGTATGGCATATAGGCTAATCATCACCGAGAAAGCAGAGAATGATCTCGACGGCATTATTGGTTATATCATTGAAGAATTATGCAACGAAACTGCTGCCGTACATCTGCTTTCTGAAATCGAGAGACATTATGACATACTGGAAACAAACCCACATATCTATCCTGTCTGCCAGCAGCTGTTGCTCAGTGTGCGCGGATATCGGAAAGTAGTAATCAAGAACTATATACTGATCATCCGCATTGACGAGGATAATCGTATCGTTTATGCTGAACGTTTCTTCAGTCAACTGGAGGACTATGCCGATAAACTGTAAATGCAGGACATAGTCTCTCGGTAATGGCATCCACACAATACAATCTTATATTCATACGAGCACTTCACTGCGGTGAGGTGCTTTTTTGTACCACTTTTTAGGAGAAAACACCATGAAAAATCCATTCACAGGACTGTTCCATGCGCGGGACAAGCCCAAAGATGCTGTCAGCGCCGCGCCGGTATTCTACTTTGGCACATCAGGCAGCGGAAAATCAGTCAATGCAAGAACGGCCATTCAGGTATCTACGGTCTACGCCTGTGTGCGCGTAATTGCCGAGACAATCGCCAGTCTGCCGCTTCATGTGTATGAAGAGACAGAAAAAGGTGCGATTAAGGCGACAGATCATCCTTTGTACCGTATCCTGCACGATGAACCCAACAGCGAAATGACCAGCTTTGTCTGGAGAGAGACTATGCTGACACACCTTCTGCTGTATGGCAACAGCTATAGTCAGATCATCCGCAATGGGCGTGGACACATTCTTGGTCTGTATCCGCTGCTTCCGGACCGCATGGAAGTGGACAGGGATTCAGCAGGAACGCTGACCTATACCTACACTACTGCCGAAGGTTCAACGCATCGCCTGCGTCCGGAAGATGTGCTGCACATTCCGGGGCTTGGCTTTGACGGCGTCATGGGTTACAGTCCTATCGCACTTGAACGAAACGCTATCGGGCTGGGCATCGCTGCAGAAGAGTACGGCAGCAAGTTCTTCGCCCACGGCGCAACGCCTTCCGGCGTCCTGACGCATCCCAATACGGTGAAAGACCCAGCGCGGCTGCGAGAAAGCTGGAACAAAGCGTATGGAGGTTCCGCGAATTCCGGTAAAGTCGCTATTCTGGAAGAAAACATGACCTTCACCCGGATCTCAATGCCAAATAATGAGGCTCAATTCCTCGAAACTCGCAAGTTTCAGGTGGCAGAGATTTGCCGGATCTATCGTGTGCCGCCTCATCTGGTAGCTGACCTTGAGCACGCCACTTTCAGTAATATCGAAAATCAGAATATTTCATTTGCAGTTCATACCATTCGCCCCTGGTTGGTGCGAATCGAACAATCCATAGGCAGGCAGCTCTTCCCCGAAAAGGAGAAGGGCATTTTTTATGTTCAGTTCAATATGGACGGCCTGATGCGAGGCGATTATAAGAGTCGCATGGAAGGCTATGCCATTGCCCGTCAGAACGGTTGGATGAGCACAAACGACATCCGGGCGCTGGAGAACATGAACCCCGTTCCTGCGGAGGATGGCGGCGACGCATATCTGGTGAACGGCAATATGATCAGCGTCAGGACAGCAATGGCTCAGCATGTTGGTTCCGGGCAGTCTGCGGGTACAGGGGCAGCAGGAGGTGAGAAAAATGCAGAATGAAACGAATGGGCTGACGCTTGGCAGTCTCTTTGATGGCATCGGGGGCTTCCCGCTGGCGGGCATCTATGCCGGTATACGACCGATCTGGGCATCCGAGATCGAACCGTTTCCTATCCGAGTGGTGGAAAAGCGGTTGCCTGATGTGAAGCATTACGGCGACGTAAGCAAACTCCACGGCGGAGATCTGGAGCCGGTGGACGTGGTAACTTTCGGTTCGCCGTGTTTCCCTGAAGGAACGCTTGTCCTGACCAGTGACGGTTACACGGAGATTGAGAATATCCGAGTTGGCATGATGGTGCTTACCCACACGGGAAGCTGGCACCGAGTGACGGCAGTCGGCTCAAAGGAAGGCTCAACCGTCGTGCTTCGAGGCAACCACTACGGTCTGGAATGTACTCCAAACCATCCAATCTACAGCACGGTTCCGCGCATGAGGTATCCGACATACGAGGATGGCACGCGCGGGAGCATCCGAACCTTGGAGAATCCCAAAGAATGGACTCCTGCAGAAAACATGGAAGGACGCTACTGGGCGGTTCCCAGATATATCGACAGCTTACCAATAGATCAGCCGCATTATTCCGGTGACTATCGTGAAAACACGATGCCCGAAATGAATGCGGATTTATTTTACCTTGTTGGCCGCTGGATCGGCGATGGCTGGGTCAGAGACGCTCAACGCAGCGACCGCCCGATTGGGCAAAAACACTGCTCGATCATTATCTGTGACGGTCTTGATAAGCATGGAGAGCTAGAGGATGCTGTAAAGAAGGTAGTCGACAGGTATTCTGTTGAGAAATGCAGGACTGGCGTAAAGTTCAAGTTTCATGGCAGAGCCTTCTGTGATTGGCTCACAGGCAACTTCGGAAAGTATTCCTATAACAAGCGGCTTCCGGCTTGGGTGTATGGACTTCCGGAGGATCTTCGTTGGGCCCTTTTCAGCGGCATGCTGGATACAGATGGGAACGAAGATGGGGACGGTAAGTACAACTACACGACCACCAGCAAGAAACTCGCCCACGGTATACGGCTGCTTGCTGAAACGTTTGGCTACAGTACGACGGTTCACTTGACTCGAGTAAAGCCATATGGCGTCATCGAAGGGCGTACCGTTCGCCAGCGGGATTACTATGCAGTCCGGATGTGCAAGCGTGATAATCGCCATTTGTATGATGATAAACACTCGTGGTATCTGGTGCGGAAAGTACTGCCCACGGGCGAGCGTAAGACCGTGTACAACCTGACAGTGGAGCAGGATAACAGCTACGTCGCAGACGGCATTGTGGTTCACAACTGTCAGGACTTGTCTATTGCCGGTAAACGGGAAGGTCTCGGCGGTGAGCGTTCCGGGCTATTCCGTCAGGCTGTGCGCATCATCAAAGAAATGAGGGAAAAGACCAATGGACAGAAACCAAGATGGGCGGTCTGGGAGAACGTGCCGGGCGCCCTGTCCTCTGCGGATGGAAGGGACTTCCGTGAAGTCCTTGAAAGCCTCATCCGTATCAAAGACCCCGAAGCAGATGTTCCTATGCCTGATGAAGGAGGGAGACACGCAGTGTCGACTAGCTCCGAGGACACAACTGTACCGCAGGAGCGTACCCAGCACGCTGGACAGCGGGATGGGCGACAAGGAAAGTGGCTGTCCGCAGGCGAAATCCTGGGCAGCGATTATTCACTCGCCTGGCGGATCCTCGACGCCGCGCAGGGTTGGGGCGTCGCACAAAGACGGAAACGTATATTTGCTGTCCTCGATCTTGATGGACAATGTGCCGGAAAGGTTCTCTTTGAGTCCGAAGGCATGTCAGGGTATACTCCGCCGCGCACAGAAACGCGGCAAGGAACTGCCCGAAGTGCTGAGAAAGGCGCTGGAGCGTCAGGCTTTGACGGATACAATGCAAGTATAACCGGGGATGTCAGTTCTACACTTGGCGTAAATTGCGGAATGAGCACCGGCAGAAACGGTGTTATTGTGCTGAATGATCAGGGCGGAGAACGAATGGACGTAACTCAGGAAGTGTCCAATACCCTTCGTGCCAGCATCAACGGTCATGCGCCATGTATTATGGAAGCTTCCGGCTTCTGTACCGAGCACAGCGCTGACAGTCGGGGAATCGGCTATGAGAAGGAACGTGCGCCTACGCTGCGGGCAGGGGTAGTTCCCGGTATTGCAGTTCAGTATAATCCCACGGACAGCCGAATCAAGATCAGCGAAGATGGTATTTGTCAGACGCTCTGTTCCCGTATGGGGACGGGTGGTAATCAGGTGCCGCTGGCCATGGAGCCGTTCTGTAAAGGCACGAGGCCGCACTCGCAGGAGGAAGGTCAGGAGTGGAAGAAGGCTGATGTTGCCAATACTCTGAACAATTTTGATGTGGGTGAAGCCCGGTGCAATGAACTTGTAGTGAAGGCCTACGGGATCAGTTCCGATCAGAGCAATGCTATGCTTTCAGACAATCCGCATGCGGGAATATATGAGGCGGATACCAGCCGAACGCTGGACTGTGGCGGCGGGAATCCCTGCTGCAATCAGGGTGGTATCGCTGTGGTGGAACCTGTTGCATTCGCACAGAATCAGCGGGACGAAATACGCGAACTTGGAGGTCAGTCGGGTACCATCTCGGCCTCCCCGGGCTCCCATCAGCAGACCTACATTGCGCAGCAGAAGAATCCTGCTTACTGTATTCAGGGTTCTATGATCGGACGCGCCGATCACAACGGTCCGCAAGGCGACGGCGTCAACGAGGAGGTATCCTTTACGTTGGATACCACGGATCGTCATGCAGTCTATTGCATGACCACGGGCAATTTCACGCAGGTAGGCAAAGAACTTTCACCGACAATCATGGCAAGGGATTATAAGGATCCGCATGTGGTGGGCAGAGATGATACACTCCAAGGGATGCTGGCCAGCGGCAAACCACAGGCAGGCACACTGACCGCCAAGGCGTCCTCTGAAAAGGCGTTTCTGGGCAATCAGGAGGCTTTTTCCGGTGACTATTATGTGCTGGAGCCGACCTATGCGCTGGACAGAGCCTGTTTTTCTGCTGGTGAAAACGCGCAGTATCGCATGAACGTCAGTGAAGAACAGGCGCCTACGCTGGTAGCGGAAGGCCCAGGTGCAGTAGCTGCACCCGAAGTGGAATATCTAGTCCGCAGACTGACGCCCGGTGAGTGCTGCCGATTGCAGGGATATCCGGACGGCTGGTGCGAGAAGCTTGGTAATCCTTCGCCTTCTTACGGTGAAATCGACAGATGGGAAGCCATCTTCGAAGAGTATCGGGTGGCGATGGGCAAATCCACCAAGCCCAAAACAAGAAAGCAGATCATCAAGTGGCTGCAGAATCCGCATTCGGATGCAGCTGAATACAAGGCATACGGAAACAGCGTGGCTGTACCGTGTGTCTTTTTTGTTCTTGCCGGCATCGTGTGGGCAAATGAAATGGAGTGATACCTATGAGAGAAATCAACCTGAACGGGTATATCGATGAAGACGTCTGGTACGGCGACGAGATCACGCCGGACGCCCTTCATGAAACCCTGTATGGCGCGGAAAATCAGTATTCGGATGACGTTCATATCCGATTGAACTCCTATGGCGGTTCATGTAACGCCGCAACCCGGATGTTCGATGACATCCGCGCTTATCCGGGCAATGTGAGCATCACTGTCTCCGGAACGGCGGCATCCGCTGCAACGGTTCTGTCCATGGCGGCGAATCGTCTGGAAATGACGCCGGGCAGTCTTTTTATGATCCACGATCCCAGTACCATTGCATGGGGCAATGAAAAGGATCTTGCGGAGGCTATCCAGCTGCTCAAGGCATGCAAAGAGAGCATTCTCAACTGCTACGCAACCCGATGCCGTATGGATCGCGGGGTGATTGCTGCCATGATGACAGCAACCACATGGATGGATGCGACTGCCGCCATGCAGCACGGCTTTGTTGATGCAATCGCAGATGGCAGCGCCGGTGTTACCAACGCAGAGGGCAATCATGCGGTGAATCGCAAGGATGCCGAGGCAAAGGTACAGGCATGGTTTGAACGCCATAAGCCGCAGATGCAACGCCCCAATCTGGGCGCTGATCATACCTCCGATGCTGTTTCAGTAGAGACGCAGCCGGAGGAAAAAAACTGTATCCCTGTCGCCCAGCTACACAAGAGGCTGGGCCTTATCAAACCCAACAATCGATGAGGAGGAAATCAAAATGAGTAAGATTCTTGAAATGCGCCGGAAGCGCGGTGAGATCTGGGACAGAGCAAAGGCTTTTCTGGACGAGCATCAGGACGCCAACGGCATGATGTCCGCAGAGGATACCGCCACCTATGAAAACATGGAGCGAGAGGTCGTTGATCTCGGTCATGCCATTGAACGTCAGGAACGTGCGGATGCGCTGGAACGTGAGATGAACAATCCGACCCGAGACGCCATGACCTCCCGCCCTGACAAGGGTCTTTCCGGCAGAACTGGCCGCGCTTCTGCGGAGTACAAGCAGGCCTTCTGGAATATGGTACGCAACCGCCGCAGTCAGTTCTCCCTTCAGAATGCGCTGCAGATCGGCGATGACGCCGAAGGCGGATTCCTTGTTCCCGACGAGTATGAGCGCACGCTGATCAAGGCGCTGGAAGAAGAAAACAAGCTGCGTTCCCTGTGCACCATCATCCGCAGTGAATCCGGCGAGCGTAAGATTCCCATCGTTGCCTCTCACGGCAGTGCAAGCTGGGTGGAGGAGGAAGGCCTCATCCCCGAATCGGATGACGCTTTCGGTCAGATCACGCTGGGTGCGCACAAGCTGGCGACCATGATCAAGGTTTCGGATGAGCTGCTTCAGGACAGCGTGTTCGATATCGAAAGCTATATCGCCGGCGAGTTTGCACGACGTATGGGCGCTGCGGAGGAAGCCGCGTTCCTGACCGGCGATGGTACCGCCAAGCCGATCGGCATGCTCAATGCCACCAACGGCGCAGGAGTTGCCGTTACGACTGCAGGCGCCACGTTCACCACGGATGAGATCCTTGATCTGGTGTACTCTGTGCGCAGCGTGTACCGTCCCAAGTCGCTCTTCCTGATGAACGACAGCACCATTAAGGCGCTGCGCAAGCTCAAGGATGGCAACAGCCAGTACATCTGGCAGCCCGGCATGAAGGAAGGCGAGCCTGACAAGCTGTTTGGCTATAAGGTGGTTACTTCCGCTTATATGCCCGAGGTGGCTACCGGCAATAAGCCTATTCTGTTCGGTGATTTCAAGTCCTACTGGATCTCCGACCGAGAGGGACGCACCTTCCAGAGACTGAATGAACTCTATGCCGCCACTGGTCAGGTCGGTTTCCGCGCCACGCAGCGGGTGGACGGCCGTCTGGTCTTGGGCGAGGCGCTCAAGTGCCTGCAGATGAAGAGCGCGTAACGACCAAGGAGGGGCTTCGATACCGAAGTCTCTCCACATTTATGGAGGTAACTGCATGAGCAACAATGCGCGAAATTATCATGCCCACGGCGGCAATGAATGGGTCGTGGGCGGCAAACTGACCTTCCTGCCCGGCGCGGTGGTCGAAGGCGCAGAATCCCTGTTCGGTGAACTGCCGGAAGCGGAACTGCTGGAACACAAGACACCGTTCGTACCCGATAGCGAAGCAACCACCGTCGCGGCGCTGCGAGAGGATTTCAATGGTCTGCTGACTGCCTTGCGAGAAGCCGGTCTGCTGGCAGAGTCTGCAGAAGCGACCGTCCCAGATGAGTCTGCCGAGTAATGGCGGTGAGATAAATGCTTCTTGCTGTCGATGAAGTGAAAACGCATCTTCGTATTCAGCATGATGAGGAAGATGGGTATCTGGAAAGTCTGATTCACCAGAGTCAGGGCGCGGCAGAAGACTTCTGCCGCGTGAACTTTGGAGATGATGCTCCTGAACCGGTCCGACTGGCGGTGCTGCTCATGGTCAGCCACTACTACGAGAACCGGGACAATCCGGATCGACAGGTGTATCTGGCCATGAGGACGGCCTTTGAGAATCTGCTCTATCCCCATCGTGATCCGGACAAGATGTTTTGAGGAGGCGGTTTGATTGAGAGGTTATAAAAACTTTGACGCCACGCCGCATCCGGGTGATCTGCGGCATCTGGTGGAGATCGGCTATACGGAAAATACCATCAACGAGAACGGCTACCCTGTCCCCAGCGATGTTGTTGTCTGCCGTGTCTGGGCGTCTGCTATCGACGCCGGTAACCAGAATTATCGTGCTGCCGATGCCAAAAATACAGAGGCTGTTGCCAACTTTACCATTCGGTATCGCAGCGATATCAAGCCCGGTATGTGGGTACGGTTCCGGGATATGAAATGGTACATCTCGACGCTTGGCGAGTACGGGTTTTCCAGAGCCTATCTCGGTCTGAAGGCTTCCATCTCCGAAGGAGTGAGCGGCTGATGAAACAGGTACAGGACGCGCTTCAAAATATCGGGATCCCTGTTATGGCGGGTATCTGGCGAGCCACTTCGGCTGACCAGAACCCGCCTTCTCAGTATGTGGTTTATTCCACGACGACAACGGAGGCAGCACATCAGGACGATCATATCCAAGGTTATCGCACCTATGTGTACCTGAACCTATGGAGCGACTTCGATCCAACCGAGATGCGAAACACCATCCGCGCTGCTATGTATGCGGCAGGTTTTGCCATCATCGAAGAATCCGACAAAGGCTACAACCAGCCTGCCTATGATGCAGCGACGCGCCACTATGCTATTCAATGGACATGGTGCCTTTACGAGGATGTGATTTAAATGCCCTTGAATGTAGATGGGCTTGATAAGCTCATGACCGACATTGCCGGTATGGCTGCTGCGATGGACGCTGACGGCTTTGGTTCTGCGACTGCTCGAAGTATCTTGCAAGAAGCGGCTGTTCCTATCCATCAGCAGATGAAAGCCAACGCCAGTAGAGATCCGCAGATTAAAAGCGGAAAGCTGCATGATGCGCTCAATATTGGCAATGTGAAAAAGCGCAGGAATGGCGGCAAACATATCACAATCGGTGTCCACCGAAAGGACTGGGACGATGAAGACTACTATCCCGCCTATGTCGAGTACGGGCACGGTGGTCCCGGTCCGGCACCCGCGCATCCCTATATACGCCCCGCATACGACACCCGTCAGGATGAAGCCTATGAGATCATCCGAGATGGCCTGCGTAATGCAATCGACCAATCAACATAACGGAGGTAACTATTTATGCCTGCTACTGCTTCTCCTACTGTATCTTCCACTGTTGGTCTGAAAAATGTGGTAATCGCACCGCTGCTGACCGACACCGAATCTGACCATACCTATGGCGATCTCCAGCTCATGGCTGGTGCAATCGAGGCGTCTATCACGCCTGAAAATGCCGACCCCGATGTCCAGTACGCAGACGACGTGGAATTCGACGTACTCTATCCGGATCCTGAATTGTCGTTCAAAACCAAAATGGCCGACCTGCCGCTGATCATTCAGGAACAGATCTTCGGCAACAAAATCGACGATAACGGCGTACTCATCCGCTCCTCTACGGACAAGCCCAGCTACTTTGCCGTAGGTTTCATGAGCGAAAAGTCCAATCACAAGTTCAGATATGTCTGGCTCTACAAGGTTCGTGCGAAGCCCGTGACCGAAAACTATGCCACCAAGGAAGGCGGCACCATTACCCGTCAGACCGGTGAAGTTGAATGGACTGCGATCAAGCGCACCCATGACAACCAGTACCAGGCTGTTGCCGATGAAGACGAGAATGGCTTCACCGCTGAAAAGGGCGCGACTTTCCTGCAGACGGTCTATGAACCCACGTTCACTGAAGCCTGATCAACATTCACACATCTGACTGCCGCATAGCGCCAATGCCGTGCGGCAGTTCTTCATCACGAGAACTATCAGGAGGGTATCATCATGATTACTTGCACGCTGAGCGGTAAGAAATACACCGTAGACTTTATCTCGGGCAGAGCCCTTCGTGAAATGGAGCCTGCCGCCAAGATGTACGGCAAAATTGTCGCCATCTCCAACGCCGCTGTAAAGGGAGAGCCGATCCCCGAATCCGAACAGATTACCGTCAAGGATGCCATTGATGAAATGATCAAATGGTTCTGCATCCTCTTCGGCAGTCAGTTTACCCCCGATGATGTACTGGACGGTTATCCCGTAGATCGCCTGATGCATGATATTGCGCTGGCGCTTATGGCTGTCCAAAGCCAGACC